GGTACGCTACTGACCCCTTTTTAACGTTTCCCAACGCACTTTTAACATTTGCAAACACTTTGTGGCACGCTTTTTGCTATGGGTCGCCCTTACCGTTTTTTAACATTTGGCGGCGCACTTTGGCACGGTTTTTGCTATGTGTTAAACTTTCATAAAAATGCTTTGGCACGGTTTTTGTAGTGTGCAAGTTTGGCACGGTTTTTGTTATGCGTGTGCGCCCGTGAAATTGTTTCACGTGGAACACTGCCACACCGATGCACAAAATAAAATGTTTCACGTGGAACACATTGTTAAACACACCAACCGCTTGCAGGTGAAATAAACTGTTTAACTTTGCAGCGTGTTAAACAATTAAATACATTGAGTTATGACAAACGAAAGATTTGCATTAAATGCGAAAGTATTAAATCAGTTACAAGAAACTTTGCTTACAAGCAAAAAACACGTTGAGTTTTTGGCGGCAAAAGCGCCCGAAATTCGTACCAACTTACAAAGCATTGCCGAAACACTGGAAACGGTTGTTAGCGTGTTGGAAAATCAAATATATTTCAATCGTGATAACGCCGCAATCGTTGAAAAGTTAAACAAAGGCTTTGAGTTAGAAAAGGCTTGCAAAAATCAAGCATACGACTTTATACTAACTGAAAGGCTGCTAAACCGTTTCAAACTCTTTTGTTCGTGTTATCCCGTAAGCACATACGACAAAAAAACGGGTTGTGATATTATCAGCAAGTAAGGCACAAAAAGAAAGGCGGTAACAATCAAGTTGCCGCCTTTCTTTTTGTCCTGCCTTGCAGTTACTCAATATAAACCCCGTCAGACAAAGCCGCATATATCATTTCTTGTTCCTCTGTCAGCATTTCGGCGGTGTGTATGGGTGTAACATCATCAAAGATATTAAACCCTCTGAAATCACCTAAAATGCCCGTTTGTCGGTCGGTGTTTCGCCCGTTGCTTGCGCTCTCGTACCACTTGCAGTAAATGTAAGGTTCTAACCCGTAATATAACATTTCGTTCCAATCATCGCCGCCAACGGTTTTAACTTGGGTGCTTGGTGAAAGGTGTATTATTTCGCTGCTTGGTTCGGTTTCCTCAACTTGAAATACAACGCCATTGCAGTACAAAAGCGCAACCCCGTTGCCCGTTACCACGTTTATAACGTACTGCAAAGCTATCGTTTTACCTGCATAATCGGTATTGAGTGTTACAAAGCCTGCAAACGGCAAAAAGATTTGTATTTCGCTTTCGTAGTCGGTGTTGTCCTCATTGTGCGCTGGTACTACCGCCGTGCCGAAATCAAGTGTTATTTTGTCTTGCGCTGGCTGGTGGCAAGATACGCCCGTGTTGTAGTTGCCGCATCGTATTACATCTGTGCTGCTTGCCCCTATGTTGGTGTAAACACGGCGTATTTTGTTCACGTATGCGCCCAAATCTATGTTTTCGTATATGGGTGCGCCCGTGCTTGGGTCTGTTCCCGTTTCCTTGAAAAACCGTTTGCCGCTAAACTCTGCCAACTCGTCAAGTGTTACCAAATACACGTTTATTGCGCCGTACTGCTCGCCAACAACGGTAACGGGGTACGCTTCCGCAACTACACCCATACTTTGATAGTCGCCTAACAAAATTTGCCCCGTTGCGGTCTGTTTATCCTCTGAAACGGTTAGCGGTTTACTTTGATAATATCCGTTTTCGTCTTGGTATGAAAAAACGGGTATTTTCATTTCGTCCGTATCATCAAACGCCGTGTTCGGGTTCGCTTTCAAAACAACGCTTAACGTGTCGCCCTCAAACAAATGTTCGGGTAATTCGGGGTCGGCATAACAATTACTTAAACTTGGCTCTATCATTATAGCGTACAAGTATTGCCCCGTTATCGTTACGGGCTTTGTCGGGTCTATATCCGTAACGGTTGCCGTTGCTATGCTTCCACGTTCCAAAACCTCAACTTCCATTTGTACGGCTTTCGGTTGCCCGTCCGTACCCGTATAATTTACGGTCGGTTGCTTAAAACGGTATCTTGGATAACTGCCATTAACCGTAAAAGTTGCCGTTTGCCCGTCATACGTGTGTTGTTCGGTCGTGTCCGCTATTTCGTTTGTAACGGTTAGTTCGGGTGTTCCCTCGCTGGCTGTCGTACCCGTAAGCGTGAAACTCTCGCCCGTGTCGGTATCGTCATACTCCCAACTTGCCGTTTTACCGTCTGGCGAAATTGTCAAGTCCTTCGTATCGGGGTAGCCGTAACTGTCCGTAAACTCCACTTGTGCCGCCGTTATCTTGTAACCATCGTTTGCAGTTACTTGTATGCTCGCATCAAAATAACTGCTTCCCTTTGTTCCCGTTGCGGTCGTGTTCGGTATGTTGTTTATAACTTCCAAATCGTTTTCGCTTCGGGTGTTTCCCGTGATAGTTATTTCCGTGTCTGCATCGGTGTCGGACAACTCACCAAATGCCCAAACCTTTGCGCCGTTTTGCTCCAAAACAACGCTTTTCGGGTAGCCGCTTGTGCTGTTATAAACCGCCTTAATATCGCCTACAAACAAATAACCGTCATTCGTTCTTACGTTTATATCCCAATAACCGCCGCTTTCGTTCCATTGGCTGTTATCATCGTGGGCGTTAGGTATATTTACAATTACTGCCATACTCTTTTAATTTTCGGTTGTTCCTTTCAAAGTTACCATAATAATGCCGCCCGTTTCATTGAGTAAGCCCGTATTTGCAAACGGTACTTTCTCGAAATTCGGGGTGCGCTTGTAAACCGTTTCACGGTTTGAAATATACGGGTCGGGGTTGTCGCTTTCAGATACACGCCCCGTTGCCGCCAAAATTTCGCTTTCGTAGGTTTTCAGCACGTCAATACGCAATGCAAGTTCGTAGGCGTTGTTTCCCTCAAAACTTACCCTTTCCACGAAATAATACCGCCCCAAATCGGGAATATAACAATAATTGAAAGTCGGTCGGGGCTGCTTTCGTAGTGTGATGGTCGGGCGCAACACATCGAAAGTTTGCCGCAAATCGCCCTCAATCGCCGTAAAGTCGCCCAACTGCTTGTTTACCGTGTTCGGGTGTCCGTTGTATGAATAAAAGTTTATCGTTGTCATATCTGCAAAGAAAAAAGGCGGTGCGGTGCGCTTTCACCTGCACCCACACCGCCCAAAGTTAAACAATCTAATACCTATTGAGTTACTCAATAAAGAATACTACAAAGTTTTCGTTTGTATCGTTGAAATATCCAGCGTCAAACTTGTAATAGTTGTTGAAAAACTCGGCTTTCGCATTGTAGTTGGTTGTTACACGTCTGTCAAGATTGCAAACGCCCAACGCATCACGGTCGAACATTACGCCCAACACGCCCGAAATTTCAACGGCTTTGCCGCCGCTTTCCTTGATATTAATGTTTCCCGTGCTGGCAAACTCGTAGTTTTGTCCGCTGCCCTGCCAAAAAGGTACGGTTTCGGCTTGCGGCAAAAGTACATCACCACGGTTAAACGTGTCTGAATAAAGATAGGTTTGCGCTGCCTTTGCAAAGTCGGACAAAAGTACAACGTGTAACATATCTTTCGGCGTAAATCTTTCCTTTCCGCCAACATTGAACACGGTCGAAATGCTTTGCAGGCGGTCGGCATACGTACCCATTACGTAAGACGCAAAGCGTATGAAATCGGGGTCGGTTATCGCCTTTGCAGCGGTTAATTTCGTGCTTGCGTCTGTCTTGTCGTTGTACAACTTCAAAAGGTTCACACATCTTGCCGTGCTTGCGCTTGCAAGGTCTGCCCCTGCCATATCACCTGCCGCCGTTGCTCCAAACGCTTGCGCATCAGCCAAAACCGTTTCCGCAATCATATTGTTAATTGTGCGCATAATCAGCGCATCGGCTTTGATAGTCATTGACTTTTCAACGGCTGCATAAATCATCGAAATAAAGCCGTTGAGTTGTGCGGCGTTGCTGAAACTTTCCTTAACCTGCCTTTCGGTGATTGAAACGGGCACTTCAAACGTAACCTTTGAGTTGAAAAACTTTGCGGTAACGGTCGGTTTGTGGAAAACATCTTGGTCGTAACTCTGTCCGTCCGTCAAATCCCACGTATCGTTTTCCTCGGCTTCGGGAACATCGGCACTTATTTTTTCCAACACGCTGCCAAACTCCCACGCATCCATTAAAACGCTCGGCACTTTGCCCGCATAAGGTCGGTTTACGAAAATCACCTTGCCGATATGGTTAACAAGTGACTTCACATAGTTGTCAACGGCACTTTGATTGAACACTTCTTTGCCCAAATCCACAATGCCCGTTAAATCTTCCCGCACAATGTCGGTTTTGCCCAACACTTCACCCGATACGCTGTTAATAATCTCGTAAATCTGTTTTACATTCATATTGCTAAAAATTAAAATTAGTTATTCGTAAATACTCGTTGTTAATTCTCTTACAAGTGCAAAGATAATGTTTTTTCTCCAATTATCACGCCTTAACTGCAATTCTTTTGCAATTTCACTTGAAATTGATTTGCTTGCGCCCGTTCCTTTGCTGGTTTCGGTTGTTTGGCGTTCCTCTGTGCGGTTTCTCTCATCGTTTGCGGTCTTTCGGTCGCTGTCTGAAAAATCGGTATCGTTGAACGCCTTATTTGCGCCCGTTTCGGTGTTGTCGGTGCTTTCCTGCAAAGTTACGGTTTCCGTCCGTTCAACTTGCCCCGTTACGGGTGTCAGTACATCGTAATCGGCTAACATCGCCGCCGCCTCACGTTCCCACCCTTGCACGTTTACCGCAATCACCGCCGAAACAACATCGCTTGCGTTGTCGCTGGTTATGCTGTTTACAACGGTCTTGCCGCCGTACATCAGTAAGGCGTAAGCGTCTAACTTTGTCGGGTCGGTATCGCCGAAAATAGCGGCGTACTCTGTCGGGTATTCGGTCTTGAAAACCGTTGCGAATATCCCGTTACCCTTTGTAAATAGTTCGCTGTATTTCATTGTTTATCTTTGTTTTCTTCTGTTTCTTCTGTTTCTTCTGTTTCTTCTGTTTCTTCTGTTTCTTCTGTTTCTTCTGTTTCTTCTGTTTCTTCTGTTTCTTCGGTTTCTTCGGTTTCCTCTGTTTCTTCGGTTTCCTCTGTTTCTTCGGTTTCCTCTGTTTCGGTCGTTTCCGTGTCGTTTCCGTCTTGCTGGTCGGGTTCTTCGGTCGTTTCTGCGGATGCTGACAAATCAGCCGCCAAAGCGTTGTAATTTTCTCTTTCAAGTCCCCAACTGCTTGCAAGACGTACCGAAATATCCGCGCCAAACATAGCATTAATTTTAGTAACTGCATTTTGTCTTTCGTTTAACATATTATCCACATACGGCAAAAGTACGTCCACATTCATTGATACCTCACCCAAATTGAGCCGTTCACGCTTCATATTATAATTTGCGTTTAGCCCCAATTCGTTGTACATACTCGCCTTGTAGTATTGCACCAACTCAATAAGTTGCGTAATATACACGCTGTTTGTGGTCGGGGCTGTCTGCATATTTACGCCCTTGAAAAATGCGTTTTCCCCGATAATTGAAAACTCGCCGTCTTGTATCTTTCGCAAAAAGTCCTCGGCACTCTGTTTTGTCTTGTCATCGCTGGCACTTATAAGCATTGTAATTCGGGTCAAAATGCTTGCCGTGTTCAACGAAATAAGCCCGTCAGTATATAAAACCGCATAACGCCCTATCAGCGGCAAAAGGCTTTCGCCGTTGCTGTCATTCTCAATCAAAACCCCGTCTTTCTGTATATCGTAGGTTTTGTTTAACTTTAACGCTGGGTTCGCCACGGTGTAAAGCGTTGCCCGTCCGTAAACATCGGGTTCGCCGCCTTTGCCGCCCGAAAGCGCATACAAAACCCCGTCCACGCTGGTAACAAAGGCGTTGCCCGTGGTCTGCAAAAGCCGCTCCAATTCCTTTTGCGGTATGCTGTCGGGCAAACCCTCATACTCAAACATACTTTGAGTTTTCGCCAACGTGTTTGCAATAAATTCGGTTACGGCGGTGTCTTTGTCCCTTATTTGCGCTTGGTACAACTTGTAAATGTTATCTTTCCTTTTCATCTGTCAAAACTTTAATAAGCGTTGTTAATTCGGCTAACACTTTCGTATTTTCCGCAATCGTATCTTTTAGGTGTTCCGTTTCTTCTTGGTGCGCCTGTCTTTGTTTCACCATATACCAAAACAATGCGCCACACATCACAATCGGAAAACCCAAACTTGAAATGATTTGAATAATAGTATTTGCGTCCATATCAATAAATTTTTAGTTCTTATTGCAAAGGTAGTTATTTATTTCGTAAAACGTGCGGTTCGGCACGAAATTTGCACCAAACCGCCGTTATTTTCATTTAAGCGAAACAATGTTTGTCTTTGCGCTCGTAATTAAATAATTGCGTACTATTTCGCCGACTTCGTTGTCTTGGTAGAAAACTTTGTCTATTGCGAAAAACCGTGCGACTTGTTGTTCCACGTAACTTGCCGTGCTTAACAACTTGCGTTTGTAGTTCGGTTTGCCGTTCATTTCCAGCGAATAAATAAGGCTGTTTTCCTCATCTTTTATCGGGGTTGTCTTTGCGTGTATGTACGTGAAACATTCGTTTCCTACTTGTATAATGTTGCCTTGTAACACTACATCGTTAAACTTGATATAATACACAAACAACACATCTTGCGGCTTGTACTTGCACGGCAAATGCGGATATACTGCAAGTTCCCATTTACCGCCCGTAATCATCTGCAAATTTTGATTGTCAAAACAAAAGTATTTGTTGCTGGCTTTGTGTTGTACTATCGTGCTGCAATACTCAACTGCCACTATTGCGCCGTGTTCGCCAAAGCGGTAAATATCTATCGTTCCTTGCTCCATAAACGGCACTTGCTTCAAACCCATTTCCGTAAAGTACGGGCAAAACTTGTTTACCGTGTTGCCTAACATAAACACTTTAACATCGTTCCGTTGGCGTATTATCGTACTCAAAAGGTTCATAAACAACATAAACTCATCGGGCAAATAATACCGCCGTGTTAGAAACTCATCAAACACAATCGTTGTAACATTCGGGTAACTGCTGCTTTTTTCGTGTTCCTGCTCGGACAAACAAAACCCGTAACAAAACGGGGTCGGGTCGGGTGTCCGCTTGTTTTTCTCTGCATCGTAGTAAGATAAAAACCATTTGTTCGACATATAGAACACTTCGTTAAATTTGCCCTCTGTCAGTTCCTCAATAAGCCCGTTTGCCACGTGGTTTGCAAACAGACTTTCGGCACGTTTGCCCCGTAAATCCTCACGCCAACGGCGTATATATGCCATTTGCTTGCCTGTCTTTATATAGTTTTCCAAACCATATTTTAAGGCTGCATAAGTCTTGCCGTTTGACCGTTCGCCAAATATAACATTATAGTCGGCGTTCTTGCTTAAAATCGCTTTCAAGTCGTAAAATTTCGGCTTGTCTGTCTTTGTCTTTCTTGCTGTCATAACTCTTTTATTTTTAGTCCTTAAATTTAATACCTCGCAAATAGTTTATGTACATAACCGAAAGGGAAAGGCTGTATCCGGTCGGCTCTAAATGTACGCCCGTGCGTTCGTTGTAATGCGCCGTGCTGCCTTTGTAGTCGGTTATTTCGCCTTGTATCTCGTAGTCTATGTACGTATGTATGTTCTTGCCCGTTGCTTGCGGTGGAATATCCAAATAATTAGTGAAAGCGTCAAAGATACCGTTTGCCCCGTACTTTTCAATAAGGTAGGGAATTGCGGCTTTCTTGTTTACGCCCGAAACGGTTAAACTGAAATCGTATGCCCGTCCGCCTGCTTTTAGTGCGTTCGGTTCTTGCACCATATACCGTTTAGCTCCCAGCGTCTTAAACCTTGTATATGTACCCTCGAAATCCCACACGCCCAAAGTTTTTGTTATGCCTTTTATCGTTTGCGGCTCGCAAAGCGAAAACGGCAAACCGTGGTACTTGCAGGCGGCACGTAATTTCATTTGCACCTGCATATTATAAGCCTTGAAATATGCTTCGTGCGCCTTGCCGTTCATTATTTTAATGCTGTCGGTGTCGCTGTATATGTAATCGTCTTTTGCTTCGTGTATGCCCGTGAAAAGGTTGCGCCGTGCGTATGCGGTTACAAAGATGCCCCACGGATAAAACAAGAAACGGTTTTTGCTGGTATTGTACTTGTATAAAAGTTCTTGTTTTTGTTCGGCTGTCATTGAGTTAATATCCCATTCGCCGTTATATGTAAACTCATCACGCAAAGGGTTGGTAACACTCATACCGTAACAACTGTTTAACATTTCCTTGCTGTTTAGATATTCCACTTCTTTGCCCTCAACGCCTTTTAATTTCGTCTTGCTTTCGTACAAATGCAAGATTGATTTTACAAACGGGGTCGGCAAATAGTCTTTCTTGTAACAATACATTTCACCCACTCGCATACTTTCCCACGTATAAAAGTTCTTGATTATATTAAAGTCCACATCGGTAATTGTCAGTGCTATTTTTGAAGCCGCCACAATGCGCCCGTTATTTTCGCACGGGTTTTCTTTCACGAAACATTTGCTTGCCGAAATCGGGTTGTCTTGCGTTTCGCTGGCAAATATGTTTGTAAACTCAATATCGAACACGCAACAATACTTTGATATTAAAAACTCAAATTGAGCCATACTCTTAACCGTGATTGCAACTCCTTGCGACATCGGGTATTTTTCCGCTATCATTACATACGGGTAACTGCTTGTAAAGTCGTAACTATCCACGTTGTACATTATTTCGTCTGTATATTCGGCGTTTGCGTGTGTAAAACCGCCTGCAAACGCACGTTGCAGCATATTAAATTCGTTCATACCCGTAATTTGTAGTTCCTGCATCAAGTTTACGTAATCCCAATTCGGTACGGTCTTTCCTGCATCGCTTTTTTCACGCAAACAATGCGCACGGCAATACTTGCGCACAAACCCCGTCTTTGTTATCGGTATGTGCGTTATCCCCTTGCTTTCCTCGATACGTTCTTGTATGTAGCACATCACTACTTTAATATCGTTTATGCAATAATGTATTTCCGCATCAGTAAGCGGCGTTTCGCTGTGCCTTATTTGCTGGTAGTCCAAATCGCCAACGGCTTTTGCGCACTTGTATTTCATAAGTTGTTCGCCCAACTTTGCAAGCGAATAACCCGAAAGCAAGTAACTACATCTAAACTCAATGTTGCCCGTTGTTATTGCGTAAATCGGTTTGCGCAAATCAATACTGAAAACCCGTTGCCACTCAAACCACTTGCGCAAAAACTGAAATTCATACGAAAGGTTATGCACATACACAATAAGGCGTAATTTGTCATTCAGTTGCAAAACCTCGCTAACGGTCTGCATCATCGTAACAAATTCGCCCCACGTGCGCCCCATTATCGTGTAACCGTTTATGCCAAACTGCCAAACGTACATTATTGCGGCTTTCTCTAATTTCGCCTTGCGCCCGTTCCCGTCCTGCATACGCTGCATTTGCTCGTATGTGTACGCCCGTCCGTCCGTATCACGGTAAAAACTTGTTGTTTCAATATCAAAGGCGCACGGGATATTGTAAAACCTTTCGCCCTTGCTGTTTCCGATAATGTTTTTTTCATTTACGGCACGTTGCAAGACGCTTGCAATTTCGGTCGGGCTGTTTATTCTTTCTTGTAACTCAAAAGGTATTTTTTTCATAACCCAAACTTATTGAAATTTCGCAAAATGCGCTCTATATCGTTTTGCATATCCTCCATTTGGTCGGCTACCTCATTTGCTTGCCGCTCTATCTCTGCATCAATCGCCCGTGATATGCTTTGCGCTTCACTCTCAATTTGGGTGCTTATATCGCTTGCGCTTTGCTCCATTTCGCCCGTGAAATCCTTGTACCGCATCAAATACCGTTCCACGAAATCACTATCGGAAACGCTGTTTAACTTACCCTGCAAGTTCCTTGCCATTAAATTGTACTCATCGGGCGTTAAATCATACATACGTTGCAGGTGTTGCCCGTACTGCCTTGCACCTTGCGCCGTACTGGTAGGCTGGCGTAAAAACGAAATCGCCTTGCCGTACTCAATTTTTAGGGTGTTCCAATCGCCTTTCATTGAAAACTTGGTAAACCCCTTAATATCGCCTTTGTTCAACGCTTGCACGGCTGGCGAAAGTTGTCCGCTTTGCTCTATATTCTGTATTCGGCGGTTTGCCATTTGGAAAACCCTTGAAATCTCTTTTCGATATTCGGGGCTGCTTTCCACTGCTTGCAATATCTCTTTTTTGATTTTCGCCCGTTGGGTTGCACCAAATACCGACTTTGTAAACTTAATCTTGAAACCTAACTTTGCCATACGCTGTTATATTAAATAGGGGTTACAAACATTGCAACCCCTACAAAGTTAAACATAACTTTTCAAACTCTTACAAGTCCACAAACGAAATAGAATAACACTTCTTGCCGTGGCTCTCGTACTCGTAAATCGTGTATCCGACTTTGCCGTCTTTGATAGTTTGTACTGCCTCATCATCGGCAAGAATTTCACGTACCGTTTCGGCGGTGTGGCTTGGTAGGTTCACCAGCCGTTTGTTTTCCTCATCAATAATTACGGGGCTGTCGCCTAATTGCGACTTATGTACGTAAAGTCCATTGATTTTGTGTACCACATCTTTGCCGCCCTCATTTTCAGAATTGAAAATATCGGCTAACTTGGTGTACTGAAAATCGGTTGTGTCAATTCCAAACGTGGTCTTGTTAAATTTACTTGCAAAACTTTTCATTGTAGTAATCTTTTAATTGTTAAACTTGGTGTTAATTGTTATTCGGCTGTCTGTCCTTGCGGTTCACCGTCAAACGGCAAATTCGGTTCGGGGTTGTCTTGCGGCTTCAAGTCCATAAGCCACGCACGAAAGCGGTTTATTTTCATAACTGCCCGTTGGTTGCGGCATACTTCGTTACACGCCATAAGGCTACCCAACGCCGACAAAGCGGCAAACGAAAATTCGTCAAATGCGTTTCTTTTTTCTTCCATTGTAGTAAACTTTTAATTGTTAAACTTATTGTTATTTTGTTTTTGGAAACTTCACCGTACCGCCGTGGTAGATATACGTTGTGTCGGTTGTTATTATCACTGCTTTGCCGCTGCTTGCGCTTTCACGTTGTACGCTGCAACCCTGCAAGATTGCAGATAGAAACAACATTGCCCCACAAACGGCAAAAATCATTACACACATTGCAACCTCTTTAATTGCTTCTTTCGGTTGCTCTCTGAAATGTTGTAGTAACTCTTTCATATTTTCAAATCGTTTAATTGAACACTGCAAAGATACAACTTTTTTCTAACATACAAGCATAAGCGCACAAATTATTTTCGTTTTAACCTTTCTTAACTTTTGGTGTTGTGTTCCACGTGAAACATTTTATTTTGTGCATCGGTGTGGCAGTGTTCCACGTGAAACAATTTCACGGGCGCACACGCATAACAAAAACCGTGCCAAACTTGCACACTACAAAAACCGTGCCAAAGCATTTTTATGAAAGTTTAACACATAGCAAAAACCGTGCCAAAGTGCGCCGCCAAATGTTAAAAAACGGTAAGGGCGACCCATAGCAAAAAGCGTGCCACAAAGTGTTTGCAAATGTTAAAAGTGCGTTGGGAAACGTTAAAAAGGGGTCAGTAGCGTACC